AATCGCTGCCTTTTTCGTCTTCGCTAGCGACTTGAAGCAGCAAACGTAAGAGTCTCCACGCAGTTCGTACAGCGTCCCGTTTTCATACCGATACTGATCGAGCTTGTAAGGTTCCGGTACAAAGTATTCCATGAGCAGATTGACTAACGCTTCGCGAGCTTCGCTGACTTCTGTGTGACAAGAGTAGTGACCACCAGCTCCAAGTTCCTCGTTGAGGCTTTCGAGTGACCATTTCGCGATAGCAACATTGATCGCAGTGATCGTAGATTTTCGAGTATCGCGAAAGCCCATCTCAATCAGTTCTGCTGCTTCGCCGATGTGGAAAGTATTTGTGTCTCCGATGCTGATTCCCATCGCACCACCACTGCTGATGAGTTCTTTGATTGCTACTTCGCCGTCTTTTGTACTTTTCATAGTTCTCTATCTCCAAAAAAAACAAACAAACCAACACGCAAACCACCACGCAAATCATCTTTGCATGTTATCGGCGAGCAATCAAGCCTTTTTTGAGGCTTTTCTAAAAATTTTCTGCGTTTCGCATTTCCTCGGTGTGCGGCTCATTTTTAGCTGTCACGCTACTTTATACTACGCTCGCTTTAAAGTCTCGTTCAGTGGTTTTTTTAAGCGATCCAGCAAAAGTGTTATTCCCGAATTTTGTCTAATTTTGCGACTGCATCACCCTCCTAAGCACCACCCAGTTTATTTTTTACAAACGGGCCTACCCAAATTTTAAAATTTCCGCTCATAAACATTCACAGCCTCGCCACCCCCCTCCCCCCTAAAAATCCAGAAAAGCTGACGTATTCCCAAATTTTTTTCTGGAGGGATTGACTTTGCGTTTCCGATATGTATCCTGTCACTGTCGTTTACGTTGTGTTATGCGTTTTTGGTTTCCTTGGAGGTGTTCAGTGGAGTGGTTCAAGGTGATGCTACAAAGCGGCTATGCTAAAACGGTTGAAATCATGCGTGGTCGCCGCTATTACGAAGAAGAGATCTGGGATTGCCAGCCAGAGAAGCGAAACGAGTTCATTTTGCGAATGGCAATTATCGGCAGCGAAGACGGAACAAAGGCTGCATTCATCGCCAAGCAAGTCATGATCGCTCTGTATCAAGCTGGCTATGGCGTTGACCTGATTGCCTTCGGTCGGTTAATTGGGATGATCATTTTGAAGCGTGATGGCGAGCTCGTCACCGATGCTGAGATTGAGGAGGCCCGCGATGCCGTATTACTTGATGTTTGATCTTGCTGTCGTTGCCGTCACCATACTCACTGGCATTTTGGTCGAAAGGATTCTTGGCGATGGACGAAACAAGAAATTGTGATTTTTGCTCAAAAGCTTTTTCACTAAAATTTAAACACAAGAAGCGATTCTGTTCCCCGCGCTGCAACAAAGCTTTCAATAGCCGAATACAGCGTCAAAAGTTTTGTAAAGATGCACACTTAATTGGTCGATTTCGCTGCAGTGGTTGCGGCGCAATGAATTTGTATCCAGATTGTTTAGCATGCCGACTTGAAAAGAGAAAAAATGAGCGTACTTAATTTAGTTAAAAGCGGAAAGCAGGATAAGCCAAGAAAAACACTTCTTTACGGTGTTCACGGTAGCGGCAAGAGCACTTGGGCATCGCAGTGGCCTAAGCCATTGTTTTTGGATCTAGAGAACGGTGTAGCGGATTTGGACGTTGTGTCAATCAATTGTCACGACTCCATTGATCTGGCTTGGGGAGCGATCATCGAACTGTCCGGTGAGCATGAACTACAGATTAAAACGGTTGTTATCGACTCGGTGGACTGGCTAGAAAGGCTGATCAGCGAAGACATCTGCCGTAAAGCGAACAAGGACGCGCTGAGCGACTTCGATTTCGGTAAAGGAAAAGGCAAGTTGATTGCAGCGTTTTCCAAAGTCCTCAAAGCAATGGAACAGCTCACGATCAAGGGCTATCACGTTGTACTACTGGCTCACGCCGATGCCAGCAAGGTCGAGCCACCGGATTCGGCTTCCTACCATCGCTACGGGCCAAAGCTAATGGATGCGATTGCCGAAATGGTGCAGGAATGGTGCGATGAGGTTTTGTTTGTTAATTACGACCGCAAAGTGAAGGAGGTGGAGGAAGGGTTTTCGCGAACCCGTGGTATCGCTGTTGGCTCTGGTCAACGTCTTTTGTACACGACTGAAAAACCGTCACACTTGGCAAAAAATCGGCTTAACCTGCCTGACGTATTGCCTTTTGATTTTGCAAGTTACGCTCAATATCTAAACAAGAAACAAGGAAACTAAGAAATGAATTTTGAATTTTCAACCGAAGGCATCGATACCTCAGACCGCTACGCACTCATCCCAAAGGGCGACTACACTGCAGTGGCATCATCTGCCGAAGTTAAGTCGACCAAGTCTGGTGAAGGGCAGTTCCTAGAAGTGAAATTTACCATTGTCGACGGCCCATGTGAAAAGCGTGTCATTTATGATCGTTTCAACTACAAGAACGCCTCTAAAGAGGCAGAAACGATTGGCAAGCAGCAACTTGCTCGATTCCTTGCCGCGATTGGCAAGACGCACATTAAAGACACTCATGAAGTGCTGGACATCTTGCTGACGATTTCGATTGGCGTGCAGACTCGCAAGGACAACGGGGAGGATACCAATCGCATCGTCAAATACAGCAAGCGTGATCTCGTAGCCAGCGTCACTCAAGGCTCGCCAAACAAGCCTTGGTAATTTTCTCAAACCCACCGTGGTGGTCGCTTTTATACTTTTGACGACCAGTCGGTTAGTGCGCGGTAAGTGCTAGGTGTCATTGAAGCCAAACTACCGTTTGAGCGAAACTTCCGCGCTCCGTTTTGCTAGGTGTACGCAACACCTAGCTTTTCTTTTTTTATGGAGTTGTCTTATGGAAATCGATGCCCGTTATTATCAGCGTGCTGCTGTACGAGAAACTTGGTCATACATGAAATCTTCAGGTGGTAATCCATGCATCTGCATTCCTACGGGCGGCGGAAAGACCATCGTCATGGCGATGCTGGCGAAAGACTGTCTCGGCTGGGGCAAGCGTATTGTGATTGCCACACACAATCAGGAACTGCTGCTTCAGATTGAAGCAACGCTACTGCGATACGGGATGCCTTGCGGCATTTACTCAGCCGGCCTTGGCAGACGCGATACCGAGCAAGATATCATCTTGGTGGGCATTCAGTCTGGCTATCGCTGTGCAGGACTTTTCGGTTTTCGCGATGTGGTTTTTATCGATGAGGCTCACAGGATTAGTCCCGAAGACAACTCGATGTATTGTCAGCTGTTTCACGGGCTTATGGAGCTGTCGCCAAAGCTACGCATCATCGGTTTGACTGCAACGCCATACCGCATGAACGATGGGCTAATCTGCAGCCCCGAAAACTGGCTCAATCAAATCTCGTACGAGGTTAGCGTTAAAGAACTTATTGACAACAAGTTCTTGTGTCCGCTTCGCAGCAAATCATCGCAGCTTTCGATTGATACAAGCCAACTGAAAGTCAAGATCAACGATTTTAGCGAAAGCCAGCAAGAAGATATGTTCCTGGCCCGCGCCAACGAAATCATCGCTGATCTTTTTGCTCGGTGTCAAACATATCAAAGAAAAAGCATTCTTGTTTTCTGCGCCGGTGTGAAGCAAGCATTCGACGTTAAGGAGCGATTGCAAAAACTCGGTGAAGTCTGCGGTGTGATTACCGGCGATACAAAAGACTCGATCCGCAAAGAATATCTTGATGCTTTTAAGTCGCAAGAAATTCGATGGCTAGTCAACGTCAACGTGCTGACTGAGGGCTTTGACGCACCCTGCGTTGACACAGTTGCTTTACTCAGGGCTACGGTATCGCCTGGACTGTTTTATCAGATGTCTGGTCGAGGTCTTAGGCTGCATCCAAGCAAAGAATACTGCCTCATTTGCGATTACGGCGAGAATCTAGATCGTCATGGGCCTATCGACGCGATCACACCGCCAGGAAAGAAGGGATCCGGTGGCGCTAAAACAAAGTCTTGCCCGACTTGCGAAGAAGTCTTGCCACTGCGAACTGACATTTGCCCAGACTGCGGGTACGTTTTTGCTGACGCAACCGAGCGAGCTAGTCCTTGGGAAAAGATCTCCAATCGTCCGACTGATGCAGATGTAATTAGCGACAATAAGCCGCCTGAGTGGATCACAGTGGGTGCGATGGACTGCGATGTAAATCCTCCCAGAGTCGAAGGTAAGCTGCCAACGCTCAAAGTCAGTTTCTATGCCAATCCGCATCGCCTTGGTTACCCAGTTGTTTCCGTCTGGCTATGCGCCGAGCATGAAGGCTTTGCCCGCTTTAAAGCAGAAACAATCTGGTCACGGCTAAACGGACTCGATCCTTTGCCGCACAGCGTCACCGAGGCTCATAACCTATTGCTCGAGCGATTGGCTTCCGGCGACATCTTGCCGCCTACGAGCATTTTAGTGGGTCGCGATCCGAAAAGCCCAAAGTTTAAAACCCTGCTTGACATGGCATGGGAGGAAGGCGAACCGGATGACGATACTTTTGACATCGATGAGTTCCGCTCAAGCTTGCCAGCAAGCAAAACGAAGGATTTAGAAGACTTTTTTTAGGAGGTTTCAATGTTACCAGCAGAACTTACATCACGCCGCCAGTGGCTCACCTGGAATCTTATCGGAGGAACTAAAGTACCAGTTACACCGTATGGAACGGTTTTTAAAGTCAACGACACTACTACGTTTGCAGATTTCACTGCTGTTGAAAAGCTGGATCGTATTGCTTTCGTTATTACCGAAGACGATCCATTTTACGGCATCGATTTAGACGACTGCATTTTAGAAGATGGCTCGCTAACTGAGCCGGCGCGCATGATCATTTCGATGCTCGGGCCACTGTCGTACTGCGAAGTTTCACCCAGCGGCAATGGCATCAAGCTGATCTCTATCGGCAAAAAGCCAGAAGGCATGCGCTGTGTTTATCACTTAGCCGGTCAAAGACTAGAGATCTACGATCATTCTAGATTTTGGACAATAACCAAGCAAGTTTTTAATGGTCACTTTGAAATAGCCGACTCGCAAAAGTCGCTCGACCTACTGCACTCAATTTTAGGTTCACAGGAACCAAAGCCATTACCACCAAGCCCAAAAGTCTTGCTAAAGCCAATTGGTGACAGCGACCTTCACCGCAGAGCGAGCGATTATCTCTCACGCATCCCGCTGCCAAGCAAAGGCAACATTAACGACACACTCTTCTCGGCTGCCGGTCACCTGCACTCGCTGGTTGATGAGCTCAATCAAAAGCTGCCCGACGAAACCATTTTGCAAATGCTTCTGGCTTGGTGTGGTCATGTGGATCCTGAGATTACTGAATCCTATGTGGCCGCCAGGGTTCGCACCAGCAAATCCTGCGGCACACCACCCGCGCCGAAGCCACCACAGGAGCCTATCTATCAGCCTGTTGATATCAGCGGCGTTGAAGAGTGGATTGCTAGCCAAGAGCAGACAGAGGACGATGAAACTTACATCGAGTCTTTAGTCCCGGAGAAAGGGCTGATCCGAGAGATTTATGACTATTACTGCGCGACCGCTTTCTATCGCTCTAGCCTCATGGGCATGGCAACCGCCATGTCGCTTGTTGAAACGCTGTTTGGTCGCCGTGTTCAATCAGATAACGGCTGTAGAACGAACGATTTTAACGTGGTGCTAGCGGCAACAGGCAACGGCAAAGAAAACTGCGAACGAACGATTAGCCGCATCCTGACAGCCGCCGATGCCACCAATCTTATCATGCCTAGCGGGGTGCAATCAGGTAACGGACTGCTGGCTGCACTCGCAGCTGAACCATGCTCGATTTGGATTAAGGATGAGTTTGGTATCTATCTGGAGGGTGTTTTCGGCAAACGAAAACAACCCATTGAGCAGCAAGTGGGCCGGCTCTTGCTCGAGCTCTACACCAAAAGCGACTCCCGCTATAGTGGCAACGCACATGCAGCCGGTAAAAAGAACGAGATCGAACAACCTCACCTTGTCCTTTTGGGACTGAGTACTCACGGTTCGCTTGCCCAGAATATCGACTTTACGCAGGTTGAATCTGGCACAATGAACCGAATTAGCTGGTGGATCGTTACCGAGCGGCCCAAGCTACAAGACCACATCCGCATCGTCGATCCACCCGATTACCTCGTTCATCGAGTCGCTCGATGGAAGAACTTTACTCCCGAGAGCTCAACGATACCACCCATCCAGTCACCCGAGGTCATTCACTTTGCTGGTGATGCTCGGGCAAGATGGGAACTCCACAATCGCCAAATTCAGGCCAAACAAGAGCAGGAAAGCTCACTGCGGGCTGCGCTTTGGTCTAGGACTGCCCACAGAACGCTCAAATTTGCCCTCTGTAGCGTTTGCAGCCGCATATCCGGCCCCGAGGAGCTTAATCCCTTTGAGAGGCCTCCATTGATCGAATTACGCGATGTGGAGTGGGCGATCAAATTATCAAACTGGATATCGCGATCCGCTGTTGATTTTGCATTAACGGCTACGGCTGACAAAGGTCAGCAGCGCGCCGAGCTCGCCATTTTGGATTTTGTGGGTAAAACGAGTGAGCCAGTGAAGCTTCGGCTGATCCAAATGAACCGCAAAATTCAGAAAAACGAACTCGTTGCTGCCGCAAAAAAGCTCGAGTCAGAAGGCAAGATTGAAGTCACCCGAAAGGGTTACGGCCAAAAGGAGCAAATTACGGTTCGCCGCAAAGTTGTTGCTTGTTGATCGTTGGCTGAGAGGGAGGGGGCAATAATAGGCCAAAAAGACCCCCAAGAGTACTAGAAAACAAACAGGGGCTAAGGGTATGCCAACAATACAACAACTGAGAGTATAACTCTCTTTAATAATAATAGATCTCTAGTAGTACTATAGACTTATGTCGTTTGCCATCCCCCAGTTGAGCCTGGACAAAATAGTGTACCAGTTGTTGGCACGCAAACGCCAACAACTGCCAACAACTTTACCCCCCTTTCGTCGCTTGTTGTAAAGTTGTTGGCGCGTCGTTGCCAACAACTGAAAACTAAAAAAAATGATTAAACCACTTGTTGCAACACGACGATAAACCTATATTGCCATTGCGTTTTACTTTTCGTTTCATTTTTGATAGGAGTTTTTATGCCTGGATTCTCACTCGCCTCTAAAACTGGTAGGCCATCAAAGCACCCCTGGAAAGAGTGGTGCTCTGGCAACGTGATTCGTCTTCGCCAGGGTAAAGACTTTCACTGTTCAGTCGCCGGCATGTGCTCGACGATTCGCAGCCACTGCAGCCGTCACAATCTCTTTGTCCACATCCGAGTCTGTGAGCAGACTTCGCAGATTGAATTTTTAGCCACTTCCAGCGAAAGGAAGTACCTCAAATGGAAAAAGTAGCAGTACAGCTAAAAATCCCGCTAATGCTCAACGTGTGGCTGGAAAGATCACATGCCGAGTGGATGTTTCGCGACCAGCTTGCCGAAGTCGTTGACGCAATTACAAGCCAGTTATCCACTCCTGAAAACAAGAAGATTCAAAGTGATATCGAGATCACCGGCGGGCATGTTTTAGATGTTGAGTACCGAGCGGATCCATATTGCGAATACACACAGGATGAGGATTTATATTTCACATCTGTTGAAGACGGTTTGTTCCCGTTCGACGGAGTGCGCGACGATGAGTAATAAACAACAGCAACTTGAATCCGACCTTCGCTCCGCACTGTTTCGCTATCGCAACCTATCGACTGCTGCCGACTTTCGTTTTGGTCAAAGGCCGGTGATGACGGCGAAGATGGAGCAGGAGCAAGTTTATCTTGCTTTGCTGGAAGTGCAGCGGCTAGAAGCGGAGTTAGAAAAGCTAGATAAGGAGAGTGCAAAGTGAGTGGTAAAAAGACAACATGTCAGCATCAGACAATAGTTCATGCTCGCTGTCCCTATGCACCTGTGTGGGATTACTACACGGTGATTGTTAAGACTCCAGACTTTTTGCGCTGCGAGAGACTGCAAGAAGTGTGCGATGAGATTCGCGGGAAAGAGATGACCCAAGAGGATATTTGGGATCACATTAGAAGCAGAATCTATGCGCCAGCTCAAGTTATTGTGAAGGGTCGTCACGGTCAAAATGGTTACTTGGTGATCGGCCCATGATTCCATACCACGGCACACCCTGCGGGGCAACAAGAGAAGACGTTGCACGATTTCTAAAAAATCGTCACGCACTAATTTCGTTTTATCGCCCGGAAGATATCGGGACAGCAGCGGAAGTTTGTCAGTCGTTTTGCGTTGATAACGGCGCATTTTCTGCGTGGAAGAACAAAGAGACTATCTGCTGGGAAGGGTACTACGATTTCGTGAGAACGTGGTATCGTCATCCAGCGTTTGATTTTGCTTTTATTCCAGATGTCATCGATGGTAGCGAGTCAGACAATAACGAACTAGTCCATCAGTGGCCTCTGGAGCTTCGCTTTATCGGTGTTGCTGTATGGCACATGCATGAATCAATCGACAGGCTTCGGTGGCTATGCGAAAAGTTTGAGCGAGTTGCACTTGGCTCAAGTGGTGATTACGCAACAGTTGGAACGCAGAAATGGTGGAATCGCATGTCCGAAGCGATGCGAGGTTGCTGCGATGAGCTTGGCAGACCTTTAGCAAAACTACATGGACTGCGGATGCTTGACCCGGATGTGTTTACTCGCCTTCCGCTAGCGTCAGCAGATAGCACCAATGCCGTTAGGAACTCGTCATCATTCACACGCTTCGGCATTTACTGTCCACCGAATGCCAGCACAAGAATGAGTATCATTGCTGAGCGTGTAGAAGCGTTTCAGTCGGCAAGTGTATGGGATGTAGAGGAAGACCAGAAACAATTTGAGTTTGAGGTGTAGGAATGAAACTTGAGGTGGGCAAAAAGTACACGGATGGTCGCGATGTCGTTGAGGTCAAGTTTATCGACTGGGAAGGTTCTGGATGGGGTTTGACCGATGAACGCAAGTCATGTCGATATATCAAAACTTATGATACAGCTTGGACTGAAGTCATCGACAAGCCCGACCCTGGTGAAGGCTGGCGGTTGCTGCATCCTGATGAAGATGTCACAACAATCGTTCGAGAGCAATTCATGGAGATCGTACAGAAGATGCAAGGGTTGGCAGATCATATAATCATCGACGAAGACACTTCTGCATTCTTGCGATACGCAGCGGAAAGGGTTCGTATCCTATGCGATGAGTGTGAAGGGAACTATCGGATGTGCAACAAGCACGCAGCCGAGATTAATCGTCGCCGTGGCGAAATGGCTGGAGTCCGCGAGACGCTGCTAGAAAACGGTATTGAAGGCAAGACAATCCTTGGCGGATTGAATGAACTATTGATTTACAAGCGAGCAATGGAAAGCATGGCTGCTCAACTTATTCACCCAAAGAAGACAGCGTTGGAATTAGCAAAATTACAACTACAAATAGATTGAGGGAAGAAGGTGGTGTGATGAAAGCATCGGATGTTTTGTATAAGCGACTTCGAAAAGCAAAAGAAGAATATTTGCGAGTGTTTGAATTGCATAAGTCTGGAGAGACTAGCTTGATAGATCTTGAGCATCGTAAAGGTTATTTTGATGGCGTAGAACAGGCTTGGCGTGAAATTGTATGTTTTGAAATTGAGCAAGAAAAAAACGCAGAAGATGAAATAAGAAAGAAAGTGGTGTAGTTATGACGATGCCTCATTTACAGAACTGCGACCATTCTGATTCGGGATGGTGCTTGGATTGTGTCAAGAAATTGCAAGATCAGTGGGAAGAAAAAGTCAATCTGGCAACCTCTTGCCGATTACAGCATACCGGCGAGGAATGTAAGGTCATCGGTGAGCTTGTCAGTTATCTCGAAGCTTGGTCAGGATCAACAGATTGTCGCGAGTTGGTGCTCGATGGAAAGCTAGAGGTTTATTGGAACGATAGTGTCATGGGTACAATCGAAGGCGATGGTGACGGTAGCTTTAACTATCATCCTCTCCCATTCGGTCAGCGTGGCGAACATGAGAAACACGGTAAACACATTTAACGAACGCTCGGATTCACCGAGCCGAAAAGGAAAGAAGGTGGTGTGATGTACGAATACATGGCAAAAGTTACGCGCGTCATCGACGGCGACACGATCGAAGTTGAAATTGATCTCGGTTTCAAAATCAAGCATACGACGATACTACGTCTTAGCGGAATCAACGCACCAGAGCTGCGAACGCCAGAAGGCGTAGCAGCGAAAGCGTGGCTTGTTCATCGCATTGAAGCCAAGAGCATTGCGGTTCAGACGTTTAAGGATAAGAAGGAAAAGTACGGAAGATACCTTGCTCTCGTTGAGTATCACGATGACAAGTACGACAATCAGTGGTTGTGTGTGAACACGGTGATGGTTGTGGAAGGAATGGCGGTGAAGATGTGATGCAAAAACTAATCTATTTTGATCGCTACATTGCACATAGCGATGGACGCATCCAAAATGCAAAGACGTTGCAGTTTTTAAAACCTGGAAAGACCAGTAGAGGTTATTTAAGCGTGTCTTTGCTTGATGGAAGCAAACCGAAAAAGCCAAGATCATTTACTGTTCATCGACTAATTTTGGAGGCTTTTGTTGGAAAATCGGATTTGCAATGCAATCACAAAAACGGTGATAAAACGGACAATAGACTGGAAAATCTTGAGTATTGCAGCGGCAAAGAAAACGCGCAGCATTCTGTTCATGTTTTGAAAAAGAACATTGGTTCGCTAAATGGAAAATCAAAGTTAACTGCCGATCAGGTTAAAGAGATAGTTAATTCTACTCTTTCAAATAATCAGCTTGCAGCGAAATTTGGGGTTAGCAGAAAGCACGTTGGGGATCTGCGACGAGGAAAGTATTGGAAACAAAATTTACAAACAAGCGAGCCAAACAATGAAAATAAGTGACATTTACGGTGGCAAAACACAAGATGACAGGATTGAATGCGTCAGCAGTATTCTAAAATTTAGGAAAATTTTGTTTGATTACGCAAAGCAATCTGGTAGCCAAGAAGCAAACAAACTTGCTGCAATGGTAGCCTTCTCGCTGTTTGGTGCAGCTTGCAATTACAAAGCTTGCTGCATCTTGCATTTTGCTCAAAACTATTTTTATGACGAAGAAAACGAAAGAACGTATTGCCCAGTCGACGGCAGGGTTCTGTGCGTTAAATGCAAAGAAGAATTGGCTCAGTGGATTCTAGATACAGGAATAAAAAAATGACACGGATTTGTTTACTTGCTGCGTTAATCTTGGGTATGCTCGTTAGTGAATGTTTTGCTCAGCAGCCAGGAACTGCAGAAGTCGCTATCGACCATGCTGCCTACCGTTTTGCTAAGCAAGAGGCTGAGCTTCAAGCAGCACGATCTGTTGTTGGTCACCTGCTTGGCATCGCTCCCGGCTGTCGCTTTGCAGGTGTTGGCAGTAGCTTTAGTAGTCACCAACCTAATCACTGCACCAGCAACCGGCACAGGCTAGTAGCGAGGGCATTTGCGGTTGGTCGTGGTGGAAAGGTTTATTGGTCGGCGCAGTACAGGTAAGTTAAAATGACAACTTCATGGATGGTCGAAATTCCTTTTCCGCCTACGGTAAATCACTACTACGTTAGCCGTGGGCGATCACGTTTTCTTTCTAGCCGAGCTGTCGACTTTCGCGCCGCAGTTCAGCGGATTGTCCTAAAGCAAAAGCTTGCTGGCAAATTCCTGATTGGTAACATCAAGATGAGTATCGAGGTGTCGCCGCCCGACAAACGAACCAGAGACCTCGATAATCTGCTTAAAGGGCCTCTCGATGCGCTTGCCCATGCCGGTGTTTACACCAATGATCGCCAAATCAATGATTTGCGAATTTATCGTGGAAACGTTATCAAAGGAGGTAGGCTAACCGTTTTCATCCAGGCGATTGAGGAGGAAGCAAAATGATCTTGGGACTGATGAGCGAAGACAAAAAGCTGATCGAGATCGCCTCGGATATGCTGGTTAGAATTCACGGCTTTAGGGCTTTTGACTTTGACGACAAGGTGAGACTGTGCCTTGTCAGGCTCAATCCTTTCATTTTGTCAGCCGGTATGCGGGTAGCTGAACTGGTTGCTAGGGCTGGGTGGAAACCGGCGCTCAAGGAGTTTGAGGAGCTTCGGGCGCTAGTGAGATCGATGGATCGAGATGTTGGTCGCGCCTGCTTTGCTCCTGAGTTTTGGCTTGTTAATGCACTGGATTACATGTGCGATCAAGATGCCGAGCATGGCGATAGGGACTGGGTCGTTTACCCGCTTGAGCATCAGCATGAGTACCATGAACTAGAATGCATTGGCGGCAAGGTGCTAAGAATCGATCATGCTGTGCTACACAAAAACGCAAGTGTTTTCGTTCAAACCAAAGACTTTTGCCATGAGGCACTTGTTTACAAGGACAATGAAAGCTTTTACCTGCGTCTAATGGAACTCATCAACGAGTGGAAGTCTCTTGGGGCGGAAGAGAATTAGATGCGACATGGCACGCATGCTTCCGTTTTAACGCTGCAGCAGTGCGTGGACGGTAAATTACTCTTTGAAGTTAAACGCCGGCTTAAAAAGGCCGAAAACGGCGATCTAAAGCCATTTCTCATGGACTGGTTATCGCTCAATTTGACAAGTTTGCCTGGAACTGACAAAATAGGGGCGAGCACGCTCACCGCTGTTGTCATTGAAAATGAGCCTTGCGTTATGACCGAGCAAGGTGCGATGACGCTAAAAGAAGCGTTTGGTGAAGAAGATATTCCATCGCCAGCAGAAATTGAGTGGGCTGCCATCCAAATTCGCATATCTTGGTCGCCTGAAGAGATCGCTTTTCGCCGCCTTAAACTGCTGGAGTCGTCACGCAATGAACCAAGAATATTGGAATAAGGTACTCAAAGGCGCAGCTATTGCAGCGGCAGGTGCCGTTCTCACCTATCTTGCTACTTCGGTTGTTCCGCAGCTCCATGAAAATGCTGGTGCTATTGGGCCGGCGCTAGCGGCATTATTTTCCATCGCTATCCAGTTCGGCCGAAAATGGATCGAGTCACACAGTGAGCAAAAACAATGAGCGACTTTTTAAAAGCAGACGGAAAACGCGC